CTCTAATACAGATACTTCTAATATAGAGTTTATTGTATTTCTATATTTTCTAGACTTTTCCCAAATCTTATCAGCGAGCTTATATTTCTTTTCATATTCATAGAAAGCATTTACATTTACGATATTATACATTTTGATAATTGTTTCTTTATTAACTTTAAATATATCTGCCGTCTCAATTCCACTTAACAATATAGCTTTAGAGTAGTCTGTTGCATTATCAATATTGGATTTAAGGTACTTTTTAAAGTTCTTTTTTAGCTCTTGATTTAATAAATCAGCTTCAATCTCTACAGTAGCCAATATTTCATTTAGTTGCTTTTCTTTAAATTCTATATGTCCATATTTTCTTAATTCTCTAGTGATATTTTTCGTTATCCAGAAATACAATTCCCTTAATTCATCGTCTTGCTTGAGTCTTTGTTTAATAAAATTCTTTCTTGTCTCTATTGCTAATCTATAGTATTTAGGAGCAATTTCTAATATCCTATCAAAATTATTCATCATTCTCACCAAATTCATCTATTTCATCAATCAAATCTGCGGAGTTTTCTAATCTCTGTCTTAGTACCCTTGTTTTTATTATTCTTTCTCGCTCCCCTATAATCTCAGGATCATCACTAATATATTTATTCATGGTATCTATATATTTTGAAAGGAAGTCAACAGCTGATTCTTCACTAATAAAGTTACCATCTAAAGCTTTATCCATTGCACTAGTAAGTTTATCAAGTGTCTCAGCTAATTCTTTATCATCACGAGGGTTTATTTCATCCCATCCTATTGTAACATTGTAGCTTTTATAGTT